GCTGACATACGAGTGATAATCTCCACACTTCACCTCAGATTCTGGTTATGGTTACGATGATTTTGTGCGATGGCCGAAAAAAGATCAACCATATTCGGATCATTATTACCTGAGAGGACTGAATAGATATGAAAAGACCGCCAGAAGGCGGCCTGATGGGGGTTTGAAAGAGGTTTTATTCGTAGAAGAAGATAGCAAGTTCCGGCTTTGTTCTGACCCATCCGCGCTGTTTGCATGCCTTAAACAGCCCATTCATCAATGTCTTACCAGGCATTTTACGTCTGCCTGTCAGATGCGTCTGGATGTAGTGGCTGGTCGTTCCGGCCTCGTCAGCAAAGGCATTTCGCTCATCAGGAGTGAGTTGCAACCAGTGTTTTTTGAAGTCGAATTTTTCGTTCTCGCTCATAGCTATTGCCTGATATTAATTTCAGATAACAAATATTCACCCAGAAGGTAATAAAAATCAAGGTTTGTTACCTGTGAGGTGCATTTACCTGTGAGGTAAATTCGCTTTTAATTGCATCACTAACTAATTCATATATGAGGCGATTCACCAGAGCATGAAAAGTATTCAGGATATCCGCAGGCAGAATATTAACGATATCATCGACCGTGATTTTAACGGGGTGCAGACTCGTCTGGCGGAAAAACTGGGCACTCAGGCAAACCTGGTGAACCGCTGGGCGCGCGGGCAGAAGGTTGTCGGCGACACGGTAGCGCGGAAAATTGAGAAAGCGGCGAACAAGCCTACCAACTGGCTGGACATCGACCACTCATTATCTGCCGTTGCCATCCCCCAGGAAGAGATCACCGCTTCCGATATCGGCCAGCTGGCGGCGCATAACCTTGAAGCGTGGATGCAGAACAACCGCGACCTGTCGTCTCAGGGTAAACTGTCGAAAGCATCAGGAGTTGCCCAGGCAACAATTAACCGCATGCTGAACAATGAGGTTAGCGTTTCGATCTCCACTCTGGAGGCGATCGCCAGCGCGTTCGGGCGCCGGGGCTATGAACTGCTCATCCATCCTCGCGACCCGGCGACCATCCATTACGACCGGGCCCGCTACGCATTGTTACCTGAGAGCGAGAAAAGCAAGATCGAGAGCTACGTCGATTTTGTGATTGTTCAGAACGGTAAAACGCAAGAGTAAAATCTTACATTTCAGACACTAAGCCGCCATTGAGCGGCTTTTTTATTGCCTCAATAATTACCTTTCGGGTAATTTTTTATAATCATATCTATTGACATCAAACCACATAAGGATAATTATTACCTCAACGGTAACACTGAGGTAACGAATTATGCAGTGGAAAATCATCAACGGTTGGTACTGCGTTACGGCGTGCGGGCTGATGAGCACCAAGTGCCGCACTCTGCATGAGGCCATCAACTGGGCATTTGTCACCAAGATGGCAGTCAAAACTGAAATGGATATGGGGGTGAGCAAGTGAGTGAATTAGCAATCATCGAAATCGCGCCGGACCTGGCGCCAAGCATTTACGTTGAAAACGGTCTGGATAAGTTCCTTGAACAGATCCGTGAAGGCGTCAACGAAGTTCCTGACCTGAGCACTGCTAAAGGCCGCGCCCGTATCGCATCCCTTGCCGCCCAGGTATCGCGCAGTAAAACGGCAGTTGAAAAGCCAGGCCGTGATTATCTGAAACGCCTGAAGGAGCAACCGAAAGTGGTTGAGACTGAGCTTCGCCGGTTTGTCACCGAATGCGACCAACTTCGCGATGAAGTACGCCGACCACTTACCGAGTGGGAAGATGCGGAAAAGGCACGTACTGAAGCACTGCAGCAGCGTCTTGTGGATTTACGCGCACTGGCTGAAGTGATCGACGCAGCAGGTAACTACCTTCCATCTGCTGATATTCAGGCTCGCATTCAGGAAGCTAAATCCGTTGTTCTCGATGACAGTTGGCAGGAGCGCGTAGCAGAGGCGGGAGTAGCTAAAGACTCAACCATTCAGCAACTGGAAGCATCGCTGGTAGTGGCGCAAAAGCGTGAGCACGAAGCTGCTGAGCTTGAACGTCTGCGCAAAGAGGCGGAAGAAAAAGCACGTCTTGAGCGTGAAGAAACTATCCGCCGGGAAGCGGCAGAACAGGCCCGTCGCGATGCCGAAGCGAAGCACAAAGCTGAGCTGGATGCAGCGGCACGCCGTGAGGCTGAAGAGAAAGCGCGTGCTGAAGCAGCGGAACGCCAGCGCATTGAAACGGAACAGCGTGCGGAACGCGAGAAGAAGGAAACCGAAGAGCGTGCGCGCCGCGAAAAAGAAGAAGCCGTTTCCGCAGAACGCCGCCGCCAGGAAGAGGAAAAATCCGCCCGCCTGGCCGAAGAGCAGCGCAAAGCTGAAGAAGAAGCGCGCCGCGCCGCTGACAAAGAGCACCGCCGCACCATTAACCGTCAGGCTATCGCAGACCTGATCGAAAGCGGCCTTCCGCAGGAAATGGCAGAGAAAGCACTGATCGCCATCGCCAGCGGGAAAGTGTCTGCAGTCTCTATCAAGTACTGAGGTTGGTATGAACATCCAGCAGATTAATAACCTGAAAAAAATCATGGCCAGCATCGACAGCGACTACCAGTTGAGCCAATTACATTACGAGCGCCAGGTAGAGCTGATCGACGCCATCAAGTTCCACCAGCTGCAAAAGCCTTTCTTCGAGCTGGAGCGCAAAGGCGTGCGCACCGAAGTACTGGAAGAACTGATGATGAGCCCTGAGTTTGAAGAAGCTCTCGCAGCGTACCAGGCCGCGCTTACCAGCATCATCGCTAAGTGGGATCTGGCTGACCAGCTGGACACGGCGAGGAACGCGGCATGAAACCGGGGATTTACTACGACATCAGCAACGA